CGGCGGTCGTCGGCTCCGGCGTCGTCGCAGGAACGTCCACGGCCTCGGCGATCGCCGCGAGCGCGCGAGCCTGTCGCGCGATCAGGGCGTTCGGGTCTCCGGGGACCGGGACGGCGGAGATGTCGAGGAGGTCGGCGCGGGTGACGCGCCCACGGCTACCGGCGACCGGGCTCGGCTCCATCGCCTGGGTATCCCAGCCGACGGAGACGGAGTGCAGGAAGCCGCCGCGGTACTTCGCCTCGATGCTGCGGGCGAAGTCGTCGGACTGGTCGAAGGTGACGTCCGCCATGAGCCGATCGCCGTCCACGAAGACGTCGGCGCGACCGATCGGGGGACGCTGTCCGGAGTAGTCGTGCGCCCAGAGGACGACCGGGTTCCGGCGGTAATTGTCGAGGTTCCAGGCGTCCATGCCGATCTCGAGGCCGTCGCGGGCGACACCTTCTGTTGAGGCGACAAATCGGATCGGCGCCCCCTCGCTCTCAGGAGTATCCGCACGGGAAATCACACCACGGATGTATCGCATTTACTGCCTCCCGTCGTCCCGCTTCCGGCGGGGAACGACTGTGCGATCGAGCCCCAGATAGGTCTCTATCGCCCCTAAACAGATTAGCAGTGCCTGTCTAATGGCCAGAAAAAGGACGCGTTCACGATCGCCCATTCATCGCCGCCCACTCGGTGTCGCTGATCGGCACCATTGTGCAGCGACAATTGACCACGTTCCGCGCGCTCGGGAAATCTCCGGGGTACATGCCCCGCTCCCCACCGACGGTGAACGGCTCGTCCATCGCGACCGCCTGATCGTGCGCGGCGACGTGGTCGGGTCGCGTGCGGTCGTCGATCGCGGACAGCCACCGCTTCCCGCCGACGACGCCGGACTGTCGCCAGCCCTCCTCCTGCCCACCGTTGACGGCGGCGCCGACCTCGGTCCGCGCGATCGCCTCCGCGCTCGACCGGATGCGGTCGCCCATGATCGTATTGACGCGGTCGGCGGCCTTGAGCACGTCCTCGCCCTGGGCGATGCTGTCGGCGAGCGTCGCCCGGAGCGCGTCCCACGTCGTCTGGTTCACCTCTTCGGCGAAGCGTTGGATCTGCCGCTCCATGAACCTGACGACGCGCGGGTCGAGCACGTCGAAGGCCATCCCGACGCCGGTCTGCGCGAGCCCATCCTGTCCGGCGCCGGCGATGATGTCGCGGTATATCGGCCGCATCACGACGCGGAACTCCCGGATCCACCGCGCAAGCTCGAACGGGTTCTCGGCTGCATCCTCGATCGTGCGCGCGCTGCGCTCGCTCTTGACGCGGGCGAGGACCGCCTGCCGCTGTCGGCGCATCAGGTCGGCGACGGCGTTCCCGAAGCGACGCTCCTCCGGCTCGAGGCGGCGGACCCACGCGGCGAACCGCTCGACGTGTTCGGGGTCGCCGTACTCGCGACCGGTGACGACGATCGTCCGCCCGGCCTCCTGTTCGCGCTCGATCTCGAGCTGCTTCCGCTCCGCCCAGGCGCGACCCGGGTCGCCGCCCCAGAGGTCCCACGCGACGCGACCGGGCGACGGGTAGCCGTCCTCCCCGTCGCTGAAGCCCTCGGCCTGCTTGTCGATCTCGTGCCGGGCGAAGAAGCTCTTCATCCGCGCGATCGTCTCCGGCGACACGCGCTCCCGGTTCGCGAGCTGGTTCGCGCGGGCAAGACCGACGGCGGTGCCGCCCGGTCGCCCCTCCTCTTTCCACGCGAGCGCGCGGCGGGCGACGGCGGCGACCTCTTCGGTCGGTCGCAGGTCCACGTCGGCGACGGCGCGGTGCGAGCGCGCGAGGTCGTCGAGGTCGTTCGGCGTGTCGTCTTCGTCGTCGATAGGCGTGTCGTCGATCGGCTGCTGGACCGGCTCCTGCGCTGTTGGGACCTCGCCGGACGTGACTGGCATTGATCCAGCAGGAACCCACCATGCGTCTCCCCACGACACCGGTTCGAGACCCTGCGACTGTCTGACCTCGTTGACAGTCAAGGTTCCGTTCGACAATGCCGTCGCAGCACTTACCGGCGGAACTGTGGAGGAGACTGGACCGAGGCCGCCACTCCCGGTCGGTGCCCACCAGGCGTCACCCCACGGCACCGGGTCGAGACCCTTCGACGCGCGCCACTCGTTCGGGAGCATCACCCCCGCGTCGAGCTTCTGCTTCTCGATCTCCCACTTCGCCGCCTCTGCTTCCTGCAGCACCGCGACGCCGGAGAGGTCGAACTCGATGAGGTCGGCGACGTTGGGGAACAGCGGCAGGAGCTGCTCGGTGAGCTCGGTCGCGATGAAGCGCGCCTCCGGCTGGATCGTGTCCGTCCAGATCGCGAGCCGCGCGTCCTGTTGGTTTGCGTAGGTGCGCTCGCCGCCGACGAGGTCGAGGGGGACGCCGTAGGCGCGACAGATCTCCTCGAGCGACCACTTGAGCGAGCCGAGGTATTCGGCGTCCTTCGGCGTCACGCTCAGCGGCTGGAACTTCGCCTCGAAGCGGAGGACGCCCCACCGGTGCGCTTTGTCCGCGCCTTTGAACCGGCGGCTCATCGACTGCTCGAGCCCGCGCGCCTGCTCTTCGGTGAGCGTCTGCCCGTTCGCCGGTTGCACGACCCCCGCGAGCTGCAGCCCGTTCCGGAACATCGCGGCGTTCGAGATCATCGCGGCCCGGCTCGTGTCGGCGGCGATCGCGGCGGAGGCGAGCGGCGACAGCCCGTCGAACTCGTCGAGCGGGTTCGGGTAGCGCAGCCAGATCACCTCGTCGCGCTCGAAGCGCATCGGCTCCTGATCGCTCCCGACCTGGTAGAGGAAGTGGCTAACGTAGGCTTCTTTGTCCGGGACGACGGTGACCCGGTCCGGCCTCGCCCACCACATCTCCATCGGTCGCCCGCGTCGGTTCGTCCCCCGGTCGAGGAAGATGTACGCGGACCCCCAGAGGCAGAGGCTGAGCTCCGTCATCTCGACGAGCCGCTGGAACGTCCAAAAAGGGTTGACCTTCGAAAGGAGCTCGACGAGCGGCCCGCCAGTGACCTTGTCCTTGCGACCGTCGGGACCGACGCGGTAGGCGACGATCGGCAGCGAGGAGAGGAGCGAGGCGCGGATACGCGCGGCGGTGTAGACCGCGTTGCTCGTCTGGATGTACTCGCCATAGTCGACCCGCGACTCCTGCTCGAGCCCGAAGCCCGCGAGGTAGTTGGCGATGCCAGGATCGGGGACGGAGCCCGGACCGGTGACGAACGCTCGGGCGACGGTGTCGGCGTATCGACGCATACGACTCACAGAAACAACCTCCCCGACAACGCTGGTTCGCTCAGATGCATCACGGCGTATCTGAGCGCGTCCATCGCGTGGTCGAACTCCTTGACTGGCTTGTCGTTGTCCGACTTGCTCCCATCCGGGTAGCGATACGCCTCGAACTCCGCGATGGTGTTGACACAGGACGGGTCGATCGTGAAGCCGTGTTCGAGCCTGTCGACAACGCGCCCGATGCCCTCGACGACGGCGTTCTCGCCCTTCACGGCTGGGTACCCGGCTCGCTGGAGGTCGAGGATGTACCCCGCGGCGCTCGGGTCGAGCACCACCGCTTCGGCCTGGCTCGCGTCCACTGCCGCCCTGATCGTCTCCACGATCTCGCCGGCCGCCATGTTGCGGCGATACACCTCGGCCCCGAGGTGAATGCGCTCGTCGCCCGCCTGGTGGACGGTAAGGATCGCGGTCGGGTTGCGGGTGCCGACGTCGACGGCGACGATCGTCCGCCACCCGGTCACGTCGACCCGGCGCACGTGACGCGCGCGCGAGAACTGCGCGTAGACCAGCCCCTCGAACGCGACGAACTCGCCACCGAGCTCCTGTGCCGCGAAGGCGCCGCTGTAACCGATGCTCTTCGCAAAGCCGTCGGGGAGCTCGGGATTCTCGTCGGTGCGCACCCGCCAGAGCGGATGCAGCGGGTCGAACTCGGTCCCGCTGGCGTCGCGCTCCCACTCTTCCCAGAGCCAGTTGCGCCCCTTCGGCGTCGACGTCACCCATGCCTGCGGGCGATCGCCGGTGCGCACGCGGCCCTTGACGATCTGCCACGCTTCGCGCGTGACGTACGCCGCCTCGTCGACCCACGCCCATTCGAGGTTCGGACCGCGCAGGCCGTCGGGGTTGTCGAGCGAGCGGCAAAGAATCTCGTGCCCGGTGCCGAGGATCGTGATGCTGTTCTCGCTCTTGTGGAGCGTGTGCGGCACCCCGTGCGCCGTCAGGAGGTCGATCAGCGTGCGTCTGGTCGCGTCACGCAGCATCGCGTACGTCGGTGCGTAGATCGTGCCCACGCCCCGCTGCCCGATGCGCGTCAGCACCTTCGCGGCGCCGGCGTAGGACTTGCCGGAGCCGATGCCGCCGATGTAGGCCGGATAGGCCGCGGTGCTCGTCACGAAGCGCCGCTGACGCGGGAACAGGGCCACGGTCGAGCGCCGCTCCTCGGCCACACTCACTGCGGGCCATCCTCGCGCTCGGCGATCACGATCGTCAGCGCGGTGCCACCAGGCCCGGTGTGCTCGTGCGTGCTCTTCTCGCGCCACTTGTCCGGGCGCCGCGCCTTCAACGTGGCCAGCAGCGCGACGACGTTGCCATCGCGCCCGAGGTCGAGCAGGTCGTCCTCGATATGGTCCGTGCCCTCGTCGATGGCCTCGGCCACCGCCGCGGCAAACTCCGGGTGTCGCTGCTTCTGGAAATAAAACGTCGATGTTTGGACCCCGCAGGCGCGACAAGCCCCGGCCACGGTCTTCCCGCTCCGGAGCTGGTCGAGCAGTTCCTGCTCCTTTTTCTTGGTCCACTGGCTCCAGTTGCCCTTACCCACACCGCCCCCAACCACCACGCGGCGTTCCCCGTCTCCACCCTAGCACCGGCTGTCCAGTGCCCAGGGCGGAGCGGGGCCGTTGCTCTCGAGCATACCGAGGCCTGACAACCCCACCGCGCCCCGTCGGCTAGAGATGTGCGGATCGGCGCCGGGCGTGGCTTGCGTAGTCGCAAGGCACGGCTAGCCATGGCGAGACCCGGGCCGGGTAGTCGTGCGTCCTGACAAGAGCTGGCTAGTCGTCTGTGCTGTTCAGGTGCGAATGGCGGAGCGTAGATAAGTCGCGCGTCGAGCACGGACTGGCGTGGCGGTGACTAGTCGGATGCACCGGGCAGCGGGGGTCAGGATGCGTGCGGTGATGTGTTGGCAAGTCGGCAGCCAAGCGATGGCGCGCGGTGAGATGACCAGTCGCTGGCAATGGCAGGTTGGGAATTGGCTAGTCGCCACGAAGGGTCCTGGCTTGAAGTGCATAGTCGATCGCGTTGGACACGGCTGGTCCCGGGGATGAGTTGGCCCGTCGAGTGGCACGGCAAGTCTAGGCCAGTCGTTGGGAGAGACACGGCATGAGGCAGGTAGACATGACAAGTCGGCAGCAATGACCAGGCCAGGCGAGTCCTGTGCCGGCTGGGGAAGGCCCGTCGAGCGTTTCGTCAGTGATGCGTCCCCGTGGCGATATGGCCTGTCGAATGGCACGAGCGGCAGTGAAAAGAACAGCTCCGGGTAGTCGGCATGCGCGGGTATGCAACGTCGCTTGTGGCGCCTGGTCGCGCAGGGATGTGTGACGTCGCTGGCGCCGCCTGGATGCGAGAGGCTATGGGACGGCTCGCATTGTCGCCTGCGTCGGCATGCGGTGATTGGCTACGGCAAGTCACGTGGCATGGCGAGGACGCGATGCATGGGCGCGTATTGTCGCCTGCTGCTGGCATGCGTCGTGCTGGCGTGGCAAGTCACGTGGCACGGCCTGCGGGTCCTGCGGCGCACGGTCTCGGCATGGCCCGTCAGTAGTGGTGCCTTGGCGGGTGTCGCAACGACATGTCGGCATGATCAGGATGTGCCATGGCACGTGAGGTCGCAGGTCGGGTGTGGGGCTGGCCCGTGAAGTCAACAGTCAGGCGAGGAGGTGCAATGAAAAGTCGCTCGCATGGGCATGACCTGCGAAGACAAGTCGGCCGGGCGAGAATTGAGCAGTCTTGAATAGTCGGGCGGGACGTCGTGCGTTGGCGTGAATCGTCGATCGGCGTGAATCGCTGTGTGTCGAAGGCCGGCGGCGACGCATCGCGCCCCGCCGGCCAGACAATCTCCGCCTCGACTAGATCTTCTGGAACACCATCACCTTGAACTGCCCGTGGCTCTGCGAGCGCAGCGCCCCCAGCCCCGAGTACTGCAGATACGTCAGCAGCAGCTTCCACTGCTCCTGCTCAATCCGCTCCTTCCCCGTCTGCGGGTCCACCAGGCTCTTCAGCACGAACGTGATCCGCGGCTGCTCCACGTAGTCATACTGCGTCAGCGTGCTCCGGCTCCCGCTCGGCCCGCTCACCACGCCGTGCTGCGTCCACGTCCCGTCCGGCTCCGTCCGCCCCAGGTGGATGCGCTGCCCCTCGACGAAGATCCACTCGCTCAGCGCGTTCTTCGGCCCCTTCTTCGTCTTCCCCCACCGCTCGCCGGCGAAGAGCACCGAGGTGGCCTCCTTGAAGCCCGCCTTCACCTGCCGCGACTCGATGTACAGCCCGCTGGCGTCGCGCTTGAACGTGTTGCCGTGCCGCTCGGCCCCCACCTTCTCCGAGACCGCGATGATCTCGTCGAGCGTCGCCTCTTCCGGCGTGTCCACCCCGATCTCGCCGAGCGTCCGCCGCACCATCGCCGCGAGCTCCGCGTCCTCGTCCACGCCCGCCCGCGCCCGGATCCAGCCGGCGATCAGGTCCGCCTTCTGCGGCGTGCCCCCCATCAGCTTGTCCGTGAACTGGCACTCCACCCGGTAGCGGATGAAGAGCTCCTCGTCCAGCGCGTCGAAGATCCCGTGGATCTCGTCCGGGTTCAAGAGCTGCGGCTTCTGCATCGTCGTGCTCATGGTCGTTCCTCTCCCTGTCAGCTACGCCAGCGCCCGAATCGGCGTCGGCTTCGGCTCCAGCTCGTCGTCGAGCCGCTCGAGATCCTGCTCGGTCATCACCTCCCGCGCCCGTTGCCCCGGCGCCAGCTGATCAGCCACCCGGCGACACAACGTCGCCCGCTTCTTGGCCTCCGCGCTCTCGTGGTCCCGGATCGTCGCCGCCGCCAGCAGCTGCTCCTTCGTCATGTTCAGCAGCCGCATCGGCACGCCGTTCTCCGGGTGTCGCTCCATCCACCGCGCCCACGGCTTCTCATCGTTGCGCACCAACTCCACCAGGCGCTGGCGCCGCGCCGCCGTCAACCGCGTTCGCTCGTTCCCTTGGTGCTCGTCGATCTCCACCGCCACCTCGACCTTCTCGTTCGGCAGCGGCAGCACCGGCACCGCCCGTGGCTGGTGCCCGGTCATCGCCTCGATCGCGAAGAACTTCCACGCGTCGAACACGAACTCCTGGATGAACTGCCCGTCCGGCCCGAACGAGCGCATCGCCTCGTCCACCACCCGGTCGAGGCTCGCACCGTCCACCTCGAACTTCCGGTACGCCCACCCCACGAACTCCTCGATTCGCTTGAACTCGTGGCTCACAGGTCCTGCTCCTCCGGCCAGAGCGTCACTACCGTCACGCCCCGCCGCGTCACCCGATCGATCTCGACTCCGCGCACCCGGAATCGCCGATCGTCCACCCCCAGCGCCTGCGCCACCCCATCGAGCAGCGCCTTCGCCGAAGCCAGCGTGTTGTCTTCGTCGATCGTCCCCCGTCTCCCCGGCTCCCACGACACCGTCAGCCGGTAGCAAATCCGCCGCGCCTTCGCCAGCGCGTCCCGCCCGAGCGGGTCAGCCAGGAGCACTTCCCTCGTTGCCAGCGCCGCCGCCTGGTGCAGCGAGCGCGCCGCCTTCGCCTTGCGCGAGAAGTGCACCCGCGCATTCGGCGAGCACTCCCGCGGCGGCGTCATCGGCACCACCACCTCGATCACCATCAGCCGCGCAGCCGATACGGCACGCCGTCGTCATCGAGCGCCCAGCGCGTGTAGTTGCCCGCAACAGCATCGTCCGCGCTCGTCGCCTCGCCCCGCTCCTGGCACGCTTGGCACCAGTACGCCCGGCACCGTCGCGCCGTTCGCGCCGCATCCTCCAGAAACGCGCTGTCCGGCAACGACCTCGCGCACGAGTAGCACCGCAACGTCTGCATCACCGAGGCATCCCCTCCCTGACCTGAACCTCGCGAAGTAAGATCCTAATTGGCAAGAGATAGGCTTCGGCCAGCGCTCTTTGGACTTCTTCGGTGCCGTTGCGATAGGTCGCGGCGCTGGCGTTCATCAGATCAATAACCTTCTGGGCGGTGGTCACGATCTCCCACGCTTCAGGGCATGCCTTCAGCCGATCAACGTCAGCGCGAACAAGAAACGCCGGCCAAACACCCGGGTAATGCTCGAACTTGAGATTGCTCACACCCGCTCCTCCCACACCGTCACCACATGCCGGAGCGCCACCCAGAACGCCATGCCGTGCTTCGTGTCTTCCACCTCGACCCAGTCGCCGCGCACCCGGCACATCCGGAACTCGAACTGGTTGTTGCCGACGGCGATCAGCCGCACCTTGACCCGCTCCCGGTCCTCGTTGTCCGCATGCAAGTGCGCGTCGATCACCGGCGCCGGCCACTGCTGGCAGAAGTAGCAGAGCCCTGCAAACACCTCTTCCGGAGCCAGATCCACCCCGCACACCGGGCACGGAGGTGACACCACCGGCAGCCTCCCCGTCGTCACGTACTCGCCCCTCGCCTCAGTCACTGCGCCACCTCCTCAGCGAGCGCCAGCAACGCGTACGCCAGCCGCCGCGCGCTCGGCGCATCGATCTCCATCGGGATCGCCAGCACCTCGCGCTCGTCCTCGATCTGCACCCGCACCAGCTCGCCGCCCTCCGCCAGGGCGACGCTCAACCGCAGGTCCTCCCACTCGTGGTGAATCGCAAACCGCTCGCTCATGCCAACTCCCTCCGCAACCGCTCGATCCGCGCGTCCACCGACTGGTACTCGCGGATCGCCGCCTCGTACTCCCGCTGCCCGCCCGGCACCAGCGGGTTCCGCTCCAGGAACCGGATCAACTCGTCCAACCGCACCAGCCGCGCCTCCAGCTTCACCAGCTCGATCACCGCTCTACCTCAGGCTCGCCATCAACCCACCCGGTATCAATCCCGTGCTCCGTTGTCACCTCGTCAAATCCGGGGTACTCCCGCCACCGATTGACAAAGTTCGGCTTCAGGTACACCTTGCAGCCCGCGTCGCGCGCCTGACGCAACAGATGCTCAAACCACTCGATCGGCGGGTTGAACTCCGGCGTCTGCGTCGACTTCGACGACCCGCCCACCACCACCCAGTCGAACATCTCAAGCGACGAAAAGGTCAGCCGTTCAAGCATCGGCTCGCAGCTCAGCCACTTCACGCCCGCCCGCACATCGCGGAACGACTTCTCGGCAATCTCGACCCGGAACTGCTTGTCGACCGTCGTGCCGACCCACGCGTTGTCCGGCCATTCCTGCTGCGACAACCGGCGCGGGAACTTGGTCAGAAACAGGAAGTTCCACTGCGGATTGCCGCGCACCTCGGCGAGCACGGCATCGATCCACTCCTGCGGCACCCACTTGCCAAACAGGTCGGCCATGGAGCAGACGAAGACGTTCTTTTCGCCGAGGTTGGTCGCAGCTGCGGCCGGCACCTTCATGTGGCGCGCGGCATGCAGGCGGCCAGGCACGATCGCCGGCACAAAACCCTGCGGGTAGAAGCGCGCCGCGATGTCCCGCGCGTAGCAGTAGGGGCAGTTGTGCAGGCAGCCAGTGACCGGGTTCCACGTCCACAGCGCCCACTCGACGTTGTCGTTGGTCCGGTTGAACTGGGCAGCCGCTTCGGCCGGCGCCGCGGTCAGCAGCTGGTGACGCTGCCGATCGTCGAGCGCGGTCCACTCGGCGATCGTGTAGGCGCCGCGAACGGCCGCGCCGCCGACCTCGTCGATCGTGTACCGCTTGGTCTCCGGCAGCGCCTGCTGTGGCGTCGGCTTGACCGGCGGCTCGAACGTCGTCGCAGCCTCGACGGCGATCCGCTTGTTCTCGCGCACCTGGTCGTAGGCCGCCCGGATCGACGTCTCGCCGCGAGCCACCAGCTCAACCAGCTCCGGCTCGTCGGCAATCGCCACGATGCGCTCGATTTGAGCCTTAGATACCCCTACTACTTCGGCAACTTCTTGAGCCGTGTTCTTGCGATCAAAAACCTCCATGGAGGTTTTTGATTCTTGACTCTTGCGATCTCCGCCGCGTTGCCGCTTCATGCGCGCATAAATGTCCGGCACCAGCGTGACTAGCCGCGCCGGGTCAATGTTGCGCCGGTTCTTCTGTCGCTGGATCGCGTAAAGCACCGCGTCGTCTTCGTCGGCAAACTCGGTCTTGGCGACGTAGACCTGATCGAGGCCGGCCGCCTTCGCCGCCGCCAGGCGCGTGTGCCCGTCGACCACCACGTCGCGGCCGTGCCACAGCACGATCGGCTCGGCGCGGTCGTACCCGTGCTCACGCATCGCCTCGGCGATCGCGTCGACCGTCAACGCGTGCACCGGCCAAATGTCAGCAAGCACCGGATCGGTCTTGACATTGTCGATGTGCACCCAGCTTATCGTGATTGTTTGTCGCGTCGTATCTGCCATCACGCACCTCAGTCCGGCTTGTCGTGAATCTCGCAGTGGCAGTGGTGGCACACCGCAATCAGGTTCTCCGGCAGGTCAAACGTGCCCCACTTCGGATAGATCAGGTGATGAGGCTCAGTTGCTGGGGCAACCCGGCATCGTTCGCACCAACCTCCTGATCGGGAGAAGACCTGCGCTCGGACCTTCCGGAACTCGGGATGACGGAGATACTCGCGGTAGGTTCGATACGGAGATGCAGGCCGACCGCTCTTTCTCTGCTCGTGAAAGCCGCCTTGAGTAACGCGTCCTCTTGATTCCCCTTGCTGTCCATCCAGTGAGCTCCAGCGGGGAAGCTCTTTCCGGCATTCGTCCAGTTCGACGCGACCCAGATCTGCCACTGCCACTTCCCCCCGATATCCCAAAAACACTTGAAGTACCGCTTGTTAATCCCACCCAACACGCCAGGAAGCCGCTGGCCATCACGACGCTTAAACGAGGTCGCTCCCGTCGATATCGCAACGTCAATGCGCGAGCCCTTGAATCCAGAGGCAATCTGGTTGATCACCTCCACCGGAACATCAGCTCCATTCGGATCGGCAAGCACCAGGCCGTAGACAATCCCACGGTCGCCACGAACCTGCTGGATAACCGAACGCACAGATTCAACGGTGCGCATGTGATCACCACCGACCACCGTGACGTTCGGATTCCTGCCGTAAAGTGAGTGCAAGCTCATCAGTTGCTCGGCGCCGACCTCGCAAAGAATCGCGTGATACGGCTCACCGAGGCGCTCGGCTTCGTCGATAAACAACTGCGGGCTTCCGATTGTTCCGTCCGGATAAACACCGCATCCAGCGTGCAGGTCGACATAGACAAACTTGGACAGCGTCTTCTCATGCGGGTATTTCCCTGCACGCAGGTTCTTCGTGAACGTGAGCGCCATCCCAAATAGCTTTCGCATTTCGACGTGCTTGTCGAGCGTCTTGCCGGACCGCCCGACCTGGTCGTTCTTCGTCACCATCACTTCACCCTCTTCAGCGCCACCAAATCCGACGCCCCCGGCAGCCCCTTCAGCCCCCCGTCCGCCGCCTGCCCGCGCTTCACCAGCCCGCTCGACAGGTTCTTCCACGTCCACAGGAACTGCTCCCGCACCTCCGCTTGCTCCCCGAGGCAGATCAGCCGCCACGACATCGACGCCACCGCCGCCTCCGTGATCGGGTTCGCAAACACCGGCGCCTCCGCCTCCACCAGCTCCCGGTTCCGCATCACCGGCCCCCGGTTCCAGCCCACCCGCGCCGCTTCCTTGCGCACCTCCGCCCACGCCGCCTCCGCCAGGCCGTCCATCGGCCCGCCGGCCACCGCCGCCTCCCGGATCTCCGAAATCGTCGGGAAGAACTTGGCCGTCCGGATCAGGCGGTACACCGCGTCCACCACCGCCGCCTCATCGAGGTCCGCCAGCTGCCGCGCGTACAACGCCAGCGTCGCCACCGGCACATCCCGCTGCGGAAACGCCGTCCGCAACTCCGCGAGCGCCTGCTTCAACGAGGTCACGGCCCCACCTCCACATCACCGCCGCCCGTCAGCCGGTCGAACTCCGCCCAGTAGTCCGCATCGGTCTGCTTTGAGCCGCGCTCGGCCTTCAGGTCCCGAGCCTTCCGCATCCAGTTCCGCCACGCCGCGGTCCAGTCCACGTGCGTCGTCCCCTTCGCCCGGTGCCAGTCGAGGAACCGCGCCGTCTCGTCCACCGTCTGCTGCGTCGTGAACCCCAGCGCCTCCGCCGCGTCGTAGTGCTCCGCATCGAGGTCGAAATGCTTCGGCGCCTTCGTCCCCCGCTTCCCCTTCTCGATCGGCGTCACTTTTGCTGGCGCGCTAGCGCCCATATCTCCTCTGCTCTGCTCTGTTTCTGTTCTGTTCTGTTCTGTATCTAGGGCGTTACTATTCCGTTCCGTGGAACGTTGCTCATCCGTTACAGCCGTCTTATCGCGCAACGTTTCATGTAACGTTTCACCAGACGTTGCCTGTCGATGACGACGCACGCGCTCTGAAACGTTGTCTGACTTGAATTGCCTCGCTTCCCAGTTGTGCATCGCTAGCCCGCTCTTGGTGCGATCGATCAGCCCACGAGCCACCAGGAGCTCCACGGCGGCATTCGTTTCGTCGGTTCCCATCCGCAACGCGAACGCGATGTCCTCGATTCCCGGGAGCACCCCGCGCGGCTGGCTGCGGCTCGCGAGGCAGAGCAGGTTGACCCACGCCTTGAACACCACCGGGTCGAGCCGCTGCACCTTCGGGTCGTCGAGCACCTCGTGATAGAGCCGCAGCCAGTTCATCGCGCCCTCCTAGAACGGCACCACGCCGTTGGCCTGCGCCCCGTTAGACTGCTGCTGCTTGTCCAGCTTCAGCACCTGGTCCACCAGCACCTCCGGCGTAAACCGCCGCTCCCCCTCCTTCGACTCCCACTCCCGCACGCTCAGCCGCCCGATCACCGCCACCAGCGCGCCCTTCACCAGCCCCCACTCGGACCACTGCTCCGCGCGCTTCCCCAGCAACGTGGCCGAGAACCACGTCGTGTGCGGCTCCCGCTCCGTGCCATCGCTGACCGCAACCCGAAACCGCAACCGCGCCGTCCCGCTCTGCGCGTACTCGAGCTGCGCGTCCGCCCCGAGGTGCCCGATCACCGTCACATGCGCCCCACTCGCCACGTCATTCCTCCTAGGCGAACATCGGGTTCACGCCCGACCGCCGCAGCTGCTCCCGCGCAGCGACCACCAGATCGACCAGCTGCTCGTCCGGCGTCTGCGACAGCCACACGTACAGCTCCCGCCCCTGCCCGACCGTCAGCTCCTTCGTCGACGTCACGCCGTAGCGCGCCACCGCCATCGCCTTCACGTCGTCGTGGCTCAGGTTTCGCTTCCCCGCCGCCGCGTGCAGCGCGCCCATCCCCTTCTGGTTGATCGGCGCAGCCGCATCGTCCTTGTCCGCCACCGGCTGCTGGGCTTCGACCGGGGCCGGCTGCTGCGGTGGCTGCTGCGGCGCCTGGGCCGGTGTCGCCTTCGGCTTGTGCTCCGCCTCCGCCCGCTGCACCTTGCCCATCTCCTCCCGGCTCGGCCGCTGCGAGTGGCTCGTCGCGTACCCCAGGTTCGCTAGCGCCCGCCCGATCGCCGAGGTCTCGCAGTTCTCCTCGTGCGACGTCTGGTTCGCCATCCCCTGCCCGGCCCGCTCGAACGCGTGCCCTGTCGCCGCCGGCCGCTTGTCCTCGAGCGAGCGGTACACCTCCGCCCGATAGCGGCAGAGCGTGAAGTCCTCCGGATCGCTCATCAGCTGCGTCGTGATGTGCCCGTCCGGGTAGTCCCGCCAGAAGAAGTTGATCCGCTCCTGCACCGGGATGTAGTCCTTGAGGTCGAACCGCTGCCCGCCCATCTAGTTCACTCCGATCTGATCGGCGCCCGTCATCGAGCGCCCACCACGCACCTGCCGACGCACAAACGCGCGCCACTGCCGGTGCTCGAACTCGCGCGCCACGCGCATCTCGTGGGTCACCGTCTCCGCGACCCGGATCGCCAGCAGCAACGCCCCGAACGTCCCGATCGCCGCACCCGCACCGAACAGCACCACCAGTCGCACCACCGTCACCTCGACCATCGCGGCAACCACCGTCGCCAGCTCCGCCGCGCCCGATCCCGCTCGCCCCACGACCACGACCGATAGCCATCCCGCCACGGGTCGCGGTTCACCACGTCTGCATCCCGGCAGCGAGCGCCGCCTTGCGCAGCACCTCGGCCAGCGTCAGCGCGTCCTGCGGGTCGATCTCCACGTCCTGCGCGTCGACCACTGGCTGGTCAATGCCGCGAAGGTCCACATAGACCACCGTCAACACCACGTACCCGCCGTCCTCCGCCACATCGATGCGCCACGAGCCCCGGCGCCCACCAACCGACTCCACCGCCGCCATTACTCGGCCTCCTCACAGCGCTTGCGCAGCTGCTCCAGGTCCCACAGCGCGTCCGCCAGCAGCTCCTGCAGGTTCTGGATCTCCACCCGATCCCGCAGCCGCAACGTCCGCAGCTCCAGCGCTTCCTCGCGCCAGTCCCGCACGAGCACCAGCGCCATCTCGACGTTGTGGAGCGCCTGCGTCGGCGTCACCGGCCGCACGTACAGCGTCACCGGCTCCACGCCGCGAGGCCGGTCGATCGTCATGAAGCGCCGCTGCTGGTCCATCAGATCGTCCTTGTCGTGCCTGTTAGAATTGATCACGGTCGTTCTTCTCCTTGGGGCTCGCGCGGTTGCCGCCGCGCGAGCCTCAGACCACCCGCAGACGACGTCCGTCGTCCGTCACCGAGGCGCCCGCCTCGTGCTCCACCTCCCGCATCACCTCGAGCAACCGGCGACGCTCCCGATCGAGCTCCGCCTCCATCCGCTCCACCACCAGCCGCTGCTCGCGCATCCGCACCACCAGCGCCGCTCGCGCCGCCGCCTGGCTCCGGTTGAACTCACCCTTCAACCACGGCATCAGCGCGTGCCGGTGAATCCGCGTCACCCGGTGCGTCTCGCCCAGGCGGACCGCCTCGATCCGCCCCTGCTCGACACCAGCCACCACCGTCGGCTCCGACACCCCGAGCTCCCGCGCCGCCTCCGCGATCGAGAGCCACATCCCTTCAGCCATCACAACCTCCCCGCGCCCATGGCACGAGCCGTGCACTTCAGACCGCATGAACAACGACCTCTGCGCCAGCGAGTCGCTCGCACAGCCGGTCGATCCCCTCGAGCCCCAGCCGCTCGAGCTGCCGATGCACGCCCTGCATCGTGGCGAAGAACTCCCCGGCCACCTCCTGCTGCTCCCGGCTCCCGTGCTCGCGCTGCCACCGCTGGACCAGCGCGTTCACCCCCAGCGCGTCCTCCACCAGCGCCCGGGCCAGCGACAGCGTCTCGTCCGCCACCCACTGCGGCGGAATCCCTGCCGTGCGGTAGACAGCGCGCCACCGCCCAGCCATGTCCGCCGCGCCCTGTCCCGCCAGCGCCACCACCTCGTCAATCCCCATCAGCTCGCTCACACCAGCACCTCCGCGTCTACCCGATCTGGGTTGATTTCACTGCTCTTTGACACTTCAAAGAGCAAAAAAAAGGGCACGCCGATCTCTGTCGCGATGCGAATCGCAACCGGTTCGGCGACATCGATGTGGCCGTGCACCACACTGCTCGTGTACTGCCTGGATACACCGATTCTCCTGGCCAGCCACGACACGGTACGGCCCTGATCGCGTATGGTTAGAACCACATTCGTAGCGCGGTAGCGCGGGGGCAATTGCTTCATGGCAGCATCCTACTCCAACCTGACAACCCTGTCAACTAGCATTGTGGGCATGTCAGACAGCGATGCCTTTGCTGCGTGGTTTCAACGTGAACTGAGGCGACGCGAGTGGAATCAGGCCGATGCCGCTCGCCGTCTTGGCGTGTCGTCTTCGGTGGTCAACCGCTGGTTCCGCGGAGAGCGCCTGCCCGACCCGCGTTCCTGTGACACGATCTCCGACGTGTTCAGCGTGTCCATCGACCAGGTGCTCGAGCTCGCCGGTCATCGACCGCCGATGGCTCCCCGAGATCCTTCTTCGCCTGTGCCGGCGTTGCAGGCGCTCGTGGATCGCGTCACCTGGACGCCAGAGCGCGCTGCAACCGTCGACATGATCCTACGCGGATGGATCGACCGCGATCGTGGTAACGAGCGCGGTTCCTAGCGACCTACCCTGCGCGGGTCGCCCCCCCCCCCGCGTACGTACGCGGATTTGGCGAGTAGTGCAGCGACGAGCTCGGCCGCCCACCTGGCGATCGTGCCGTCTTGGCTTGTCATCTGCGCCAGCACTTGCTGATCGACAGGCGACACCACACACACCTCGGTCTGCTCGTCGTCGACACCGATTGTGAGCGCCACCGCCACATCGTCGACCGTCGACTCCATCGTCGCCGTCCCGGCCACCGCTGCCGTGAGAACGATTTTCATCCGCGCCTCCATTGGTGCGTAGAGATTTGACAATACGAGAATACCACGGTCGGGGACGTCTGCATGCTGTCTGTCACAGCTCTCAACGCAACATCGCGGACATAATACGAACACCTGTTCTAAAACGCAAGGGAGTGGCTATGACACGAAACCGATACAACATTCGCAAGGAAACGAACGAGCGCGGCGTCGTCTGGCGCGCCACGATTGACCTCGGTCCCGACCCGCTGACCGGCAAGCGGCGCCAGCGGCGCCTGAGCGCCACCACGCGCAAGGCGCTCGAGGCAAAGATCGGCGAGTTGCTCGGCGCCGCCGAACGCGGCGAGCTCCTCAGCGATCGCCGCATCACCGTTGCCGCGTATCTCGACGAGTGGCTGGTCGCCATCGAGCCGTCGATCCGCCCGCTTACCGTCGAGAGCTACCGCGGCACCATTCGCACTCACATCACCCCGCACATCGGCGCCCTGCAGCTGCGCGCGCTCACGCCGCTCCACGTCCACGCGCTCGTCTCCCGCAAGTCACGCGAACTTGCGGCGTCGACCGTGCACAAGATCATCTCGATCCTGCGCGCTGCGATGCGTCGCGCCGTTGCCTGGAACCTGATCCCGCGCGACGTCACCGCCGACGTGATCGCCCCGCGCCAGGGCGCGCCGATCGATGCCACCTGGTCGTCCGAGCAAGCGCGCCTGTTCCTCGACGCCGCGCGTGGCCACGACCTCTACGCGTTCTATTACCTGGCCATCTCGACGGGCATGCGCCTGGGCGAGCTGCTCGGCTTGCGCTGGTCCGACATCGACTTTGAACGACGCTTCCTTCGCGTTGTCCGCAGCGTCCACGCGCCCAACCGCTGGCACGTCACCGTCTCCGACCCGAAGACGCCCACCAGCCGGCGCCGCATCGCCCTTGCCGACGACATCGTCCGCGAGCTCCGCCTGCACCGAGACCGCCAGCAGATGGGCCGGTTCCCCGTCGGCCCTGACGACCCGTGCTTCACCAACGACAACCCGCACCGCCTGCCCCTGACCAAAGGCCGCGTTAGCTACCACCTCGAGGTGATCTGCGCAAAGGCCGGCGTGCCCAAGATCCGCTTCCACGACATTCGCCACACCGCAGCCACCCTAATGCTCGAAGCCGGGGAGCATCCCAAGGTGGTCGCCGAACGCCTCGGCCATAGCAAGGTCGCAATGACCCTCGACCGCTATTCGCACGTCACTCCCGACATGCAGCAAGCCGCCGCCGACCGCCTTGCCGACGCCATTCGCCCCAAAAAATCGACCGGTTCGTGACGAGTTTGTGACGATGGCTATTTTCGCACCACCAAAACCCTAGGAATCTCCGCGCAAAAGCCAATCTCTGGCAGTATCGCCCATTCCACGCCCGCTGTTTTGGCACCAAAACTCAGGACAACCAGAACCCAAAGAGACAGGAAGCGCCGGCCCACCGGCCGGCGCTTCCCTGCTCGCATCACACAGCGTCACGCAGAATCGTGACGATTTTTGTGACGCTCCATGCGATCGCCCAACACCTACTTCAACCCGCGATGCCCGCTCGCATCCTCCAGCGCGTTCTGCACGAACGACACCGCCGCCACCACCCCGGCCCACCCCGCCGCGATCGCCGCCCGCTTCAACACCTGGAGGTCCGGCACGCTGTCGATCCCCATCGCCCCGCTCGTCGAGAGCGCGATGAACACGCCCAGGAACGCCTGCAAGAACGTCCGCACCCCACGAATCACCGCATCACGCATTCCCGTCACCTCCCCGCACCGCGCGCAAGAACGCCACGGCCTCGTCGAACCGCTCGCCTGGGAACGGCACGAACCGCCGCTCCCCCGGCCAGAACACCACCACCGGCACCCCGTACCCCGCCCGGAACCCGAGCCGCTCGCCGTAGTCGTCCTTGGTCTTGTACGTCCCGCAGCGCAGGTACACCACCGGCTCGCCCCGCCGCTGCACCGTCTCGCACAGCGGCTCGTGCGTATGCCCCAGCGCCACCACGTCCGCGCTCTGCCACTCCCACGGCCACTCGTCCCACACCCGCCGCTGCGAGTTGCTCTTGTTGACCGTCCCCTGCCCGCGCCACTGGTGCTTCACCACCACGCAGTACCGGTGCCCACCGTGCTCGATCAGCACCGTCCCGCCGCGCTCGGTGAAGTACGCGCAGCCGAGGTGCTCCGCCAGCCGCGGCAGCCGGTCGATCCCCGCCCACCGGCCATCCCACGCATCGTGGTTGCCCTGGCAGAGCGCGATCCACTTCCCGAGCGCCATCTCCATCCGCGACACCGCGTATCGGATCTGATCGTCCGGCGAGGGAAACAACGCCCCCCACAACGCCGGCCCGGACTTCCCCTGCGGCTTCGTGTTCTCGAGCACATCGCCGAGGTGGATCGCGTACAGGCCGTCGGTGTCCCGGATCGCCTCCAGGTCGGCCCGCAGCCGCGCGTAGTCGACGCCCCCGGCCCCCACGTGCCAGTCGCTCGTGAACGCCACCCCGATCGGCAACCTGTCGGCCGGCGTGAACGTCGTCGACTCCTGCGTCCTGCTGATCCCCGCGCGCGCTTCGCCCGCCTGCTCCAGCGTCGCGAAGTACGCCTCGACGTCGTCCTCGTCCGGCGCCGGAGCCACCGTCACCGTCGCCCCACCGGCGAGCCCCCGCGGCGCGCCCACCGCCGCCCGCTTCAGCCGCCACGCGTCATACGTCCGCCGTCCCGGAAACAACTCGTCGAACTCCGGGTACGAGAACCCCGACGCCAGCGCCGCCAGCTCGTCCTCGCTCCACCCCGCGCCGCTCACCCGACCGCCACCGTCACCCGGCAGTCCGTCTCCGCCTGCCGCACCCGGTGCCCCTCGTCAGTCACCCACCACCACGTGCCGTCACCCTGCACCGCCCACTCCACCTCGAGCACCTCCTCCACCGTGGCGGGCGCCCGCGTCTCCAGCGCCTTGGCCCCCGCGTACTGCCGGAACCGCGCCCCCGCCTTGGCCGTCACCCGCCGCCCGATCGCGTGGAACGTCGCCCCCCCGAGCACCTGGTCCATCCCGTTCCACGACGCCGGCCGCGCCCCCGGCTGCGCGAACGCCACCGGCGGCTTCGGCGGATCCACCGGCTCGATCGACCCGATCCGCTTTGCCACGTTGGCCACAAACGCCGGCCAGTACCCCTCGCGACGCATCCGCGACGGACAGTCCTTGCCACTAAACGCGTTGTGCTGCCGCACCCGGTCCGCGTGCATGCCCAGTGCGGCGAGCACCCCGGCCGCCAGCGCCTCCGCGTTCCTGCGCGACGCCGCCACGTCGATCCCCGCGTTGATGCACAGCTCGCACGAGATGCCGCTCATGTTCCCCGGCCCCGCCCCATCGGCCGCCTGCCAGGTCACCTCGTCCACCGGCACCATCTGATAGATAAACTTGTCGTCCACCGCAAAGTGAAACGAGAGCTGCTGCCCGCCGGCGCCGTTCGCCAGCCACCGCGCATGCATCGCCGCGTCGGCGCCCTTTGCCGGATTCCCCGTCTCGTGCTGCACCCAGAACCCCGGCGTCTGCCGCTTGATCCCCGGCCGCTGGTTCTTCTGCCCCGCCGGCACCAGCTGCACCACGAGCGGCACCGGCAGCGTGATCCGCTTCCCGCCCAGCCCAGCCACCTCGTACGTTGGCATCGTCGTCCCCTCCCGCGGCCACGCCGCCAACATCTTCTCCACCGTCGCCGCGTACCTCACCGGATCGTTCGCGTCCCACCCCGGCGCAAACACCGCCACCAGCCCCGCCACCGAGGTCGTCGTCGCGTACGCGTATAGCGGATCCGCGATACGCGCCCGCCATTCCGCGATCCCCTCGGCCCACGACCCGAACGTCTGGTACCCATCCCCGCCCCGCGGCCGCAGGTTGAACGCGTTCCGGTTCGTCACCGTGTTCCGGTTGAATCTCGTCCCGAACTGGCTCTCACACCACAGCATCGCCAGCGCCAGCGCCGAATGCGGCCGCGCCGCCTCCCACGTCGCCGCCGCCTCCGCCTGTAACGGACTCCCCGCGACCTCCAGCTTCTGCCGCCAGAAACTCAGCGGCACGTCACCGATCGTTCGCCACTCCATCCGCCCGCCGCTTTCCTGAGCCATTGCATGCGTGACACACTGTTCCGACGCGGTAAGCCGAAATCGCCGTCCTCACCCAGACGATCACCCAGCCCTCGCCGTCGCACACACTGCAACGCTCAGCCGGGTCCACCAGCGTCCTTCGCCAGCAGCTCGATCAGCTGGGTCCGCGTCGACTCCAGCTCCGTGCGCATCCGTGCCTGCTCTTCGCGCATCTGCTGCTCCAGCACCGCGTACCGCTCCTGCAGCAGCTCCAGCGAGTTCTGCAACAGCTCCACCTCGCGCCTGGTCGCCAGCCACCCCCGGTGGATCGCGTACAGCACCACCAGCGGCGCACCCAGCAGCTGCACGAGATTGAACAGTTCCCTCACATCAGCCGGCGCCATCGCATCCCCGCCACAAACGAAAAGCCGCCCGAGGCGCGCCCCACTGCGCACCCCAGGCGGCCCGAGCCACCACAGATTCCCCTGCTATCAGTCTACCGACAGCGGCAACACCACCCGCTTGTCAATGAAAAACACCCGCTCCTGCCCGCACGTGGGACATCGCAGGTACACCACATCACCGGCCGGCCGCGCCATCGCCCCGGCGGCTGGCGTCACGTATGCGCCCCTGGTCCACCCCAGCCGTGTCCCGCATCCCCAACATCGCACCGCCGACCTGCTCATCGCGACCTACTCGACGATGTACTCGATGTAGCCACCCATCACCGTCGCCTGCTGCCCGGTTGTGGTTGTGGAGTAGTCAAGCGCGATGTTCCACGCCGTCGCCGCCGATGCGATCGTAACCGGGTTCGCCGACAGCTCGATGCGGTTGACCGCGACATCGCCCTCGGCGTCGGCGTTGTTGACGGCCTGCGCGCGGCCGATCCCGGTCGCGGTCGTGGTCGTGAGGACGTTCGCCTCGAACTCGCAGTAGAACGAGTTCGCGACACTGTTGGTCTGAGCCGACAGCGCGGGGATCGCGATGATGACGACGTCGGTCGTCCCCTGGCGGAAGGTGATCGTGAGCGTCGCCGCGCCGGAGGTGTTGCCATAAAACCCCCACATCTTTCCGCGCACCACAGAACCGGCAGTTAGCGCATACGATCCCCCGGTGATAACAGATGTTTCGGTCGTGCTTGCAAACGTTGTTGTGGACGTGCGCGCGGCGTCAAGGAGCGGAACCGGCTCGCCAGTTTGCTGGTAGAGATTTGTGCCAACGTTTAGGGTTCCGGCCGTTGTCATCGTATCGGTTGTGGCATCGCCAGAGGTGATGTTGCCGTTCACCACGAGGCTGCCGCCAACCGTCGTTGTTTGGCCAGATTGAGAGATTGTCACCGGCACCGCAGACGCCGCGCCAATCTTTAGGAAACCCGTGGTTGCGTCAATTGCGAGTCCCGGCCCGCCTGTTTGCACAATCCGCGCGCCGGACGTGTTGTTGGCCTTTGCTTGGTAGCAGGTTAGATAACCATAACTGCCGGTGCTTGCCGTGTCTACGGTAAATTGAAACGCCTCGCCCGCTGCCTCGTTTGCCGGAATGATCTTGACGTCGCGGTGCGCAAATATCCGAAAATCCGGAAACGAACCGGCAGCGGAAAACGAACGGAAGTCCACGGTCCCGCCCGCGTCCACCTTGAACTCGGCCGCGAGAGACGCGCCACGGTAGAGTTGGAATCCACCCAACGAACCGGAACCGAGGCTGTTGTCGGTGTTCAGGCGGAACACCGGACGCGGCGTCGTTGCGTCAAAAGTGGCGACCACGTTCCCGGTGACCGACGGGTCGCGCGAGATCGCGATCGTCGGGTTGCCGGAGACGCCGTCGCCGTTGGTTACCGTGATCTGGTTCGTCGTGCCGGTGACCGTGCGAGCGGCGAACGTCGGGGTCGTCGCCGTCTGCGCGACGATGCCGTTGGAGCCGAGTGCGGTGAACGATCCGGTCGGTCCCGTCGGACCCGTTGCGCCGGTCGCTCCCGCCGCGCCGTTCGCGCCTGCGGGTCCCGTCGGTCCGGTCGGTCCCGTTGCTCCGGCACCGCCGCCCGTGAGCGTGCCGGTGACGGTGAGATCCTGCACCGTGAGATCGAGGTCGGTGATCGCCGCGCGCTGAAGCCGCCCGATCACGACCGGCTTCCCGTTAAGCGCGATGCACACGACCTCGTCGTCGACCTGGAGGTTGAACCCGGCGACGCGCGCGTACTCCTCGCTGTCGTTCGCGCTCGCACCGACGCGGCGGATCGTGACGACGCCGGTGCCGACCGCCTTGACGACCGCGCGGAACGGCGCGTACCGCTCGACCCGCTTGTCGATAAGCTTCTCGATCCTCTGGTTGAGCGCGTCGAGACTCGTCACAACACACCCCCCGACGCCGTCGTCACGCGGTTGAGCTCCAGATCGTAGTAGCACGACGCCGGGGTGAGACCGAGAGCCCAGCGGCGGACCCACCATCGCCCGTTGAGCGCGGCGAGCTCACCCGACAGCGCAAGATCGACGACCTCGTGGACGCTGAAGTCCGTGTCGGGGAACACCCTGACCGTCGCCGTCTGGTAGTAGGTCCGGGCTTCGCGCAGGAGCCGGGCCGCGAGCGCATCGACCTCGGTCTGAGTCTGGAGATCGCCGACCCGCTCGATGCGGGTGTACTCGAAGCCGACCGACACCGTCGATGTCGGCGACCCCGGGTCGTCGTTCCGCGCCACCGCGTAGAGCGACGCCTGGGCGGGATCGTCGCGGATGACGATCACGACGTTCACGAGCGTCTGGTCGGTGCTCTGCACATCGATAGGCGCCAGGAGGTCCCCGTCGCCGATCGTCATCACCGGCTGCGCGTTCGCGAGGTCGATGTAGGGCTTGCTGGTGAGCTTCCCGTCGAGACGGGGGAACAGCGCGTACCAGCCGATAGAGCCGAGCAGGTCGTTCGCCTTCTCGAGCCGCGTCGTGCCGATCGGGAACGTGACAGCCTTCGGCGTGGTCTTGCTCGTCGTCGGCAGCGAGTAGCGGGTGATCGACGCCTCGCCGATCGTCGCCTCGACCTCGGTGACGATGTTGGTGGACGCGGGGACATTGTCGACCGCCGTGTACGCCGACAGCGACAGGAGCCGCGTGAGGTCTTCGACCTCGAACGTCGCCTCGTGTCGCTCGAGGGTGCGGGTCGCCGGAGCCGTGCGCGTGGAGTAGAAGCCGAGCGACTTCGTGATCGTCGGCGACCCGTCGTCGTACTCGATCGTCAGCGTCGGCGCGAGGAAGTCGGTGTAGGCGCGGATGCGATCGGGCTCGGTGATCGAGAAGTACCCGGCCATCTTCCCCGACACGCGGTCGGTGTTTAGCTCGACGGAGCCCTCGGTGAGGTACCGGCTCAAATCCTCGAGCCGGTTCCCGTCGATGTCGGTCCTCCACAGCGTGGTCGAGATCGTCCGCGCCACTAGACCACCGCCTCGCTATAGGCTTCTTCGCGGATCGCCACCGACGCGCGCCACCACGTCGGGATCTGATCGGTGAACGAGAGGTCTGCAATCCTCCCGAACAGCTTCCGCCCGTGGTTGTCGCGGTAGCAGACCGTGACGTTCGCGACGTCGAGGGTCTCGAGCTCGTCCTTCTTTTGCGTCGCCGTGCTGTAGTCGTCCGG